TGAAAGCGAATTTGCGTTTAAGGGTAGCATACGCTTCCAAATCCTTCGGCATAACCGCAGGTCAGACGGCAAGTCGTTCATATAGACATCCATCCTATGTATTGTGCATCCGGATTATCAAGCAGCCATTGCTTACGCAATTCGTTCTGATAAACCCAATTGATTTGATGCGTCATTTCGTCATGATTAGCGCACATGTATGGCACTCCTTATCTACAAACATCCAAGACCCACACTTAGTGCAGCGCATTACAGGCTCTTGAGTGTCAGTTGATTCTGCTAGATTCTTTGTTCCCACAGCGCAACACTTTAGGCATTGATAAACTCTAAAGCCATCAGCTTCTGGGTATCCGTCAAGCCATTCAAACTCAGTATTGGCTGAACAGAAGTTGCATCTGAAATTAACCATCTTTGCCAGCCCATCCAGTTCCCTTAAAGATCGTTGGCACAGCTGTAAAGACACGCCTTAAAGGTGCATTGCATACTTGACAATGAGGGATTTTATGATCCATTGGTAAATCCAATACAATCAGCAACCCCTCACCATCGCACATGTAATCGTAATTAGGCATGATAAGGAATTCGGTTTATTGCATGGCAGGAATAGCATCGAAGCAGATCGCCCTCATGAAGTAATCTGTCATCGTTGCATAAGTCGCAAGTAACCATTGATGGCTCTACTTTTACTCCGTCATCCGTAAAGGTGGCAGTTAAGCCAGAGCCGTCAATTATTTGTAATTCACCCATTTATTCACCTCCTTCAAAATACCATTTTCCATTAGCTGTAAGTTTTGCCCATTTTGGTGGACATTCTTTTGCTTTACAAACATAACCATAGTAAGGCTTACCCCCTTTAGAGATTCCTTCTTTCAAGATATGACCATGCTGGCACGCAGGTGGCTCATTAGGTATTGATGATCCAATCTGATCTACAACATCCCCAACAGACCAAGCAACAGGTTCAGGCTCTTTCTTATCAGCTGCAAAACTATCTCTTAAGATTGTTTCAATTTGTGCTGACTTAGATCCTGCCTTGCCATACATATTTTGCCGGCTTTCTAGCTTCTCCTTAAATGATGGATTGCTTTCCACCTTTTGCATGTCATCTCTAGTCGCAGTTTTGTCAGATCCTTTAAGTAGAATGATTGCTCTACCTAATGCGCTTGTCGCAGTATCCTCCACATAAAACTTTTTCATGTTAGGAATGTAAGTTTCCCTAGATCCAAATGCCACATTGGAAACTGCCGGAGCAGCATCTTTACTATCTCGCCAAATTGTTGCTTGTATCAAGATATAACCCTTTTCAGGATCATGACTTATGACTGATAGATCTGATCGACCCATTGGATAGTTACTGATAAACCATTTGTTAAGGGTTGCCACATCCTCATAATCATCTAACTTAAATGCCATTGCTAATCCTCCCAGTTTTCATCTTGGACGGCATCAAGCACAGTTTTATAGACAGATCCATAGGCAATAAAGTCTTTGATGCTGTCGTAATGATCTGGGGTTTCACTAAGCCGAGAAACCTTGACCAATGCCATGCATAATGCAGCTTGGTGTGGTGTGATTGGGAAGTCGAGATAAGCAGACCAAAGACCTGCAATTCTTTTGTGGTTGTAGTATGGATGTCCATAAACACTTCCACGCTGTTGGATCGTAGTAATGACCTCATCAAATAGCTGCTCAGTTTTTGTCATAATCAAAGACTTCATCTGACTGCTGCTTAATGGTAATCATTCTGCGGTGCATATCCCAACCCGTTGCACGCCCACGCCAATAGCCCCGATTGTAAATTTCGGTTTGCCATAGATTAACTGCATAGGCTAATAAGCCCGTTGCTATCATGAACCATAAAATGGTAACTCCGTTGATTTTCATGCGTTCACCGCAATTTTGTCAGCGTAAGCCAGTTTCCAATCAAAACCATTTGCATCATCAATAGCGTACGCAGCTTTAATTCTTTCAGAATGAATCTCTGATGCTCTATGACCTGATGGTCTTTTGCAACTTAATCCTGCTTTAGCAGAACATGTTGGACATTCTAAAGATCTTGGACAAACATCCCCACGAGTGATGCCATCGCACCATTCGCATTTTCTTTCATTTGACTTCATGTTGCTCCCTTACATATTCACAGACGACCTGTGAATACATAAAGTTTGACCTAAATCAAGTCTTTTATCTACCTGACCTCCGGCGTGTTCTATAACGATTAGATAACGCTAATATCCTCAAAATCATCGATATGGTCATCAATCGTGCGTTCGTGATAATCGGTTTCAAGACCCATAAGTCCGTCTATTATAGGTGAATGATCCGTCATGATTGACCGGAATCAACTCAACTTGATGCCCTTTATTGCCAAAACTGAGCACAGTAAAGCCCATATTCCAATCGGCTGAATTATATTTTAGGTAACTGGCTTTACGCATATCCATAAGGTGACCGGCTTCTATGCCCCAAATCGTTGAATAACGGCCATTTAAGCCAGTTTGGTGTCGGACTGCACCCTGCCTATGGGAATGCCCACAAACTACGCTAGAATGCCACTTTTTAGCCAAATTAAGACCAGTTATACCTGCATGCTTGGACATGTTGCCTTCATCGCCATGAGCCAAATGCCAGCCCTTTTCAAACTCGTAGGCTCGCTTATGGAATTTGATCCCTAAGCTGCTGAAATCCATAAATTTTTCATAAGCCAATTCTGGCAATCCAATAAGTGATGGCGCACCTTTGAGCAAGGTTTGATAAATTCGATCCGTATGATTTGATCTAACAATATCTGTCGTGCCTAGGTCGTAAAGTATTTCCTGACCAAGTTTTCTTTCCTCATCAAGGGTTTCCGCAAACTCTAACTTTGTCCCCTTTGCCCAACGGCTTTGTGAACCAAGATCCATTTCATCACCAACATTTAATACAAAATCAAACTTTTCGTGTCTTGCCATTTTAATCAAATTTGAAACTGCCTTTGGGTGATGCAGAGGAATCTGCAAGTCAGGAGTTACTAGATACCTGCGATTGACCTTAATCGTCATCCTCATCGTCAGTTGGATCTATGGAAGGAATAATCCCTCCATCGCCTACGACCCAATCAGGAAAAGTCTTATGTTCAGTCATTAACCAGAAAGCGTGCTCAGGTGTGAATCCTGCTTTTCTAGCTGCTTTGTAGCATTCGTGCAGAGCCAAGTAATGTTGATCGATTTTGCTTAATGGCTCAGGAGTTTGGCGAACGACACGACGATTGATTTTTTTGCGTTTGATAGGTTTTCGAGTGTTCGCCATAATTAAAATTATCGCTTACTGATTAAGACAAACAGATCATCGACACGCTGTTCAAGTCTTGTAATTTGATCTTTGATCGAACTTCCAGAATTGGGTTTCAATTCTTGTAAATAGGATTTAATAACCCAACGCAGACCCAACAATAAACTTGTTGATATTGCGCATACGCCAACGGCTATACCAACCCATTCGTTGGCTGTCATTTCGCATTAAGTCCATAATCAGCTTCTTTGCCGGACTTTGGATCTAATGCCTTGGCAAGAGGTGCAACCAATGCTCCAGCAAGGATTGCAAACTCTGGTCGGATGTCAGCAACAATTGCCAACAGCACAGTAATACCGGAAGCAGCCACAGCTCTTAGATATGACTTGATTGCAGCCTTGTGTTTATTTGATAGTTTCATGCTTTGCCTCCTAATAGTGGGATGTGAAAAAACTCAGAATTCTTATCTTGATCTTTCTTAAAACTTACATGGACATGATGGTTATGAGGATTGCCTTTATATTTACGCCAGCGCCATCCAAGTAAAGGTGATGCAATTTTTGACTGATGGATTACATAACTGATGCGACCATTGGTTTTCCCATATGATCGAATTTGATCTGCCAAATATGCTGAAAGCCCTTTGTCGTCAGAAAGCCGAGAGTCAATATCAATTGCTCGCACGCATCCGCTTGCATCTGGGTTGTGATCGCTCTTTCGTGTGCTATGTCTAGCATCACCAATCCACCCATCAGATTTGCGCAAACGCTCTGGGAAGGAATCATCGATCTGCTCACGCAACTGCACAGCTGCTTTAGATAACCAAGGTTTCATTACATTAAGCGGAAGGTTTGCCTAAAGTTAAACCCTCTGGAATTGGTTTGCTATATTCCCATTTAGCAATATAAGCACCAAGTCCATCTGCATCATCTTGCAATCTAATGCTGCCACTTGTCGCAAAGTCATCTGCTGTAAGTTCAGGATATGTTGTCATTATTTTTTCCCATAGTTCCATATTATGCTCCTAAGTATTGAATTGAAAATCCAGAATAAATTCCTTCTGTTATTCGATCAGCGCCAGAACCTTGATATAAAAATATCTGAATATAATCA